TATTTGCCATTAGCCTAATCCATACCAAGTAAATCGTTCTTGGTCTTCTTTTTGTTGTGTTAAGTATGTAGAGTTTAACTGTTCAATGATTGTAGTTAACGCTCTGTTAATTTGTCTTTGGTTGTCTTCACTATATTCTCTTTTAGGTTCTGGTAATCTTACTACTATCTTTGCCATTACCTTCTACCGTCCGGTTGTATATCTACTTGAAAAGTTCCGAATCTCCACGATTCGCTAACCCCTATGTTTTCTATTTTTAAATTTGCATAACGTCCTCTTGCTCTTGTATCTATTTTCTCTGTCGTCGATGTAATAGTAAAAGGACTTAACGTAGTATCCGCCATAGTATCAGCAGGGTAATCTGAAACTCCAATGGTTACTTGATTGTTTCCACTCAAGACTCTGAAGTTAGGTAGGAATCTTCTCATAGCTAGGAATACTTCACTTTGATCAGGTTGTAAAGAAAAGCTAAATGATTCTATAAAGGAAGTTAAAGTGGTTGTACTTCCATCTGGATTAACTTGATCGGTCCCCGTTTCGTGTTCAAATAAAACACTTCTGCCTAAGCCCTGCTCACCAATAACGACTGGATAAGTTCCGACAGCGGTACTGTCGAAAGCGGTTGCATAAGGTTTTGGATATACTAATGAATCAATCCAAGTAGTTCTAATAGAATTTACATTAGTTCCTGTATACCAATTCCCCATAGGTAATGGAGTTTTATTAGTTTCTCCATAATTAAAAACTACATAACGATCATTATAGGTTGCACCTTGTGTTGGATACCACCAAATAACTTCTGTGAATAAATTATTAATGCCGGCGTTAACTTGTTGACCTTTAGTTGTATCACAATCATCAAAGACATAATCTTCAACCGCGCACGGTAAAGAGTTAACAGTACCATCAAAAGAAAAGAATCCATTGTTGGACATCCAATAAGCAACACCATCAATTTCAATGGCTGCGTTCTGTCCAATCAATCCACAGTTAGTACCTACTTGTTCAAAGCCAAAAGTAAATGGAGCACCGACAAATTTCATTGCATATAAAGCATTGTCAGTCCACACTAGAATATTCTCTTTAGCAACCACAGCTCCCATAATTTTAGTTCCGTCTTGAAGTCTTTGAGTACCGGCCGTGTTAGTTGCTTCAACGGTGTATTCATTAATGTCTTCATCGGCAGAAAATCTTATAAACATATCATCCTGAGTCGTAGGACTTCCCACAGTTATTTCTGTTCCTAAATGAATTAAGTGACGTGTTGTGGGTGAAATTAAAGTAAATCGAGTAGCAGTTGGATTATTTGTAGTTTGATAACCAGCCGTACTTTGTTTAGCCGGAGTGCTTAGTCTTGCCACAATAGAAGAATCCCAAGTAAAAGTTTTTCCATTGGCAATCGTTGCAACTAAGACGTCTCCAAAATTACTTAACGCCCATAAGCCTGGTTCGAGTGTAACGGTTGCAGCGTCGGCTGCTTCTCCCCATCCACTCCAATCTGTCGCTTGTTGAACTTCTACGCCCGAACTTGTGCTTGCGGGAGCTGTTGTTCCATTTTGGCTTCTGGCTACCGTAGTTAAATCTCCAGGAGCTGCATCTGTATTGCCTGCGTATGTTGCAAGCTCGCCTGTAGAACTATAATCATCTCCAATAAAAATTGTTCCAGATGGAGCAGTAAAATTTGTAGAATCTACTAAAGTAACAGTAGTATCCGCTGCGACAATACCTGCATTTAAAGTTGAACTAGCAGATCCCTGAACGGTTCCACCAAATTGAGTAACACCAAAACCATAACCATAACTTTGAGCTACAGGTCCTACTCTGTGGTAAGGAGTAACATCACAAGTACCACCAGTTCCAACTCCTGTTGTTGTTTCTGTTCCTGTAATAACTGCAATTAAGTCAGTTGTTAATCTTGTTACTTGAAATAATTTTTCTTCAAAAGCAGCATCGGTTAACCCAACACCACTAGGAACGGTTACATTATCTAAATAAATTATATCGCCTGCTTCTAGATTATGAGCAGCTGAAAAAGTTAAAGAAACTTCTTGGGTTGCGTCGGCATTAGACATACCAACAGTTGTAATTTTTGTTTGTGTAGGGGTAATATCGTAGAGCTGACCTTCAAAATAAATAAGTAAAAACTTATCTGTACCAATTCCAATATATCTATTACCATCTTTATCTACAAAAGCGTGTTGCTTTCTTGCGGCACCGACCATTGTATCGGTTAATAAGGATTGCCATCCCCCTACCTTTTCAGGTAATCCATATCTAAATCTAACGTTGTCTGAATCGACCCAACGACCATCAGCTCCAACAGCAGTGTCTTGCTTGTCAATGCCAGGAGCAAACTTAATTTTCGTAAGCATCCTTAACTCCTATGATGTACTATTGGTTTTAATCTGCCAACCCATTGTAGCGTTGGTGTAGTACCACGTAATACATTGATTGTCGGTATTCATATTGTAGTTACCAGCGCCTCTTTGAAGTTTTAAACTATTAGGATTAACTACACATTGATTAGTTCCAAATCCAACCGATGTAATAGATGAATCCATTATAGTAACTTCATCACCCATTGCTGGGGCAGCTGGTAGAGTAACAGTAACTGAAGCTGTTGCAGCTCTGATTAAAATTACATCTCCTGAAACCGCTGTGTAAGCAGTAACTGTAGCTGAATCAATTTCTTTAACACCGGGTTGCATAATAGACATATAACTCGCAGGCGTTGCTCCCACTGAATAAATTAAAGCTTTAGCGCCTGTCGGTAAATTAACATAAGTGCCACCACTTTGACCTGTTGTAAAAATCTGTACTGTATAATTAGAACTTGTTCTATCCGTTGCATCTTCTACAAAAAATACTCTGTTGGCATTTCCTCCAGTTGTAGTAGCAGGCATTTCTAATGCTGAGTTTCCACTTAAAGTACCAGTCAGTTTTAAGTAAAGATGTTTTCCATTAGCACTATCCGAGCCATCAGCCAAACTTAAAGTCGTAGTACCCGAACTTAAAGTAACTGTCGTATATCCTGAGGCTGCTGTTTGTAATAGTTTTAAATTAGTATTTTGAATGGTTCCCCATAGACCAGCTTTCTCACCGGTTGTGACCAATTCTAATGATAAATCTGTTGAATAAGTTGATGCCATAATTTTAACTTGGATCTATTGGTGTCCAAACCATAGTTGCTCCTGGAATGATTTCATTCCAAGTAATTACTCCTGATTCTTTTGTTGCCAATGTTAATGGAACTCCATCAGGTTCTACATTAGCAGTTCCTGTTATTGTAACAGTTCCAGTTCTAATAATCAATTCATTTTTAAGACCTGAATCTACGACTGCAGTACCAGAAATAGTAACATCACCAGTACCTAGAACTAATGGGTTTTTTAAGCCTGAATCAATATCAACTGTAGTTTGTAAAGTAACCTCTCCTGTGCCCAGATATAATCTATCTGCTCCGGATTGTTCAATAACAGATGTAACTTCTTGACCAACAGGTCCAATTGTAATTGTTAACTGATTTTTAGTTGCAACAATTGTAACATTTCCTTCATTGCCTGTGGCTGAAAATGGTTGGGCTGCAAATGCGTCTATTCCTAATAACATATATAATCCTTAGAAGGAAGCAGGGGGTATGTGGTGGTGCCCTGCCTCCATCTAAGAATTATATCATCGTTTAAACCAAGAAGGAAGTCCTAAATGTGGCCGTTTGTCGAACATATTATCTTTAGCTCCTCTAGTTTTTCTATTATTATAATGCAGAAAAACCTGTACGCATTCTTTACCTTTGAATTTCTCTCTCCAATGTTCTAGCTCACAGCCAGAATAAACCAGCATATCTCCTGGTTTTAGATCTACCTTAATACCCTTTGCTTGGCTAGTAGTAGTTATGTTTTTACCATCTGGAATTCCTACATTTTCATTAGGGCTTAAATATATAGGCCAATCATCACCACCTAGATTCATAGTGGTTGATATCTCACAACTAAATCTATCTTTGTGTCTTTTTAAAACATCACCTTTTTTATATATTCTAGCATAAGTATAAGCTGGATATAATTTTAATCCTGTAGCTTTCTCCATAGCTGGTTGGCATTTAAGTAATAAAGTTTCCATAGCCATATTAGCATATTGAGAATATGTGTTTGGAATTTGCTCCTCCTCATTTTCATAATTACCTATTATATTTTCAAAAGGTGAAAAATAACGAGCAGCCTTACAAGTATCG